AATGTTCACTGGTTCCCGGACGACGTATCGCTTAAGATGCGTAATCTATTTATACTACTGAGATCAGGAGCGATCCTGATTCATGTAGTGTGGTAGGTGGACGTCCGAGGAAGAGTAATAACTTCTTCCCATTGTGGAAGGGTTATTAAAGTGTAGTTCCAAATCTCCTATGTACGAGGCTCTCGTGTAGACCACATAACACGAGGCACGTACTTCGGAGTGCTTTTCCGCGTCGTAAGACGCGAAAGAGAGTTCCAACGCTTGACTGATCTTGGGGAGATCACTGAATCAAGTAAAGAGTTCGAGAAGGGGTTCTCTTGCTCTCTACGATGCAGACCTACTTCCGTAGGAGTCAGCGCAAGGAGACTCAATGCTTTCTCAAGCAAAGCGACAGACTTCGAAAAGTCGTATGTCTTGTAGAACACTTTCCGTGATGCCTCAAGGTTCACTCCCGCTTCGTTCTGGCTCTTATCGTATAACCGCTTGTGAGCGGGTACGATAACAGACCGGAACCAAGTGATATACTCTTCAGGTGGTTTTCCAAAGATGTTATCTATAAAAGATAAGTAATCCTTGGTAACCATCCTCTTCTTCTTCCCGTCCTTGGACTTAACCTTGGACTTGAAAGAGAAGAAACCATCGATTACGGTATGGGACCGTTTTATCGTTGGAATGAAGATAGTATCCCTAATCTCGGTCCACAATGATTGGAAAGCGATTTCAAGCGCTGCCCACATCATTTCCCCAGCTTGGCCACCCGCAGTTGCGAGTGTGTACCAAGATAGGAAATCGGAGACACCGAAAGGTGCTCCGGGACGAGTTAGGAGGAGAATTGCTGAGCGTAAGGTCTTCGGAAGCCACTGAAGCTGTCGAGTGACAGCTGCAGTTGCAGCCTTATAACCAATACCCATGAACCGAGCAACGTGATAGAGGCTTAACTTAACTCCTAATTTGGATTGCACGGTTGCGATAAGTTCAGGTATGTAACCTGGACCTAACCAACCGACGGCGATACCTCCTAGGGATAACCCAGAAATGAGTTTTCCCTTGTAGTAGAACCGTTTTGCAAATTCCAAAGAGGAGTTAGTCGAGATGATTGACTTGTGGAAGCCAATCTTCACGCCTATCACATTCATCGTATTCACGTACTCGTTGGCTACTTCGTTATCACAAATAACGACATCGTCACCGAGTACGGCATACCATGAGAACCACGATCCATGTCCCACTTTCCAGGCTGAGTACTGGACAAGCGCATGGTGTGTGATCGCAAGCATAGCCCACGAGGAGTACGCGCCCATAGGTTGTCCTACCTTGTAACAGATGTCTCGGAATGCTTTGCCGAAAGTACTTGAATACTCTCGGGGCACCCGATACGTTCTGTGCACAAGGATAGAAGCCCATAGGTGAGCATACTCTTCGGAGACGAAGCCTGCTAGCACTAATATCTGGATAACAATTGGCAATCTATCTGTCGCAGCACTAAGGTCAAAAGACCAGTAGTGGCTTCGCCCTACTTTGGCTGCTCTCTCGAGCAGCGTATCAACAGGTTTAACCTGGTTGAACGTTCCATCCTCTTTAATAAAAAAGAGAACTTTATCAAAGATAAAGCGATGTAACGGATAGAAAGTCCATTGTGTCCAGACATCCACCATGGCTACAATCCGCTTCTTCCCAGGTTCCTCTACTACACTAAGAGCTCCCACATCATATTGAAGTGGAAGCTCCTTTAGTTTGGACTTACCCGCCTTCTTCCGGTGGTCATTAACCACCCTAAGCCATTTTTCGAGATGTCGTGAGACAAAACGAAAGAACGGCAAGGAAGCAAGAGGGTCCGCCCCAACCAAATATCTTATCGCTTCGATTCTAGCCAGGAGTTCCTTTCGCTCAAAAAGAGCAACAAGGTCAACCCAGGCATTACCGATCGATAAGAGTTTAGTGTAGATAGAGTTTGGTCCTGATTTGTAA